TTACTTCATCGAATTCTTGTACATCGATTTTGTTATCTCGATGCAATGATTCAATATAAATTGATTGAATAAATATTGAGATTGGAATTGACGAACGAATTCCAAGATTAGTTTCTCTAAATGGAATTCCTTGTTTATTACATAAATATGTTTTTTCTTTATGTCAAAATTCCATTCAATTACTTTAATTTTAAATCTGTGAGTTAAATTTTCGGTATGAACTAAGTGTTCTGTTTCATCACTATTTTTAATTAGTGATTCAAATTCTAACTTTTTATTATTAATATAAATATTAAAATCACGATAATTTATCCAATATGATGCAAACTTTTGTGATAATTCTTTCCTGTTTTTTTCATCATAAATTTGATGAACAATTTCCGAGTTAGTATTTTCAATTAAGACACTTACTCCTATAGGGGTTAGATAGAAATGTACATAGATATAGGATATAAAAAAGGTCGAAAAACCCAATAAAATCAAGGGTTTAGCTATAAAAAAGGTCGAAAATGAAAACTAATAGAAATGTACATTTACTACCATTTTACTACCATAAAATAAGAACCGTTTAAACGTTTAAACGGTTTTACTACCATATAGATACCTAGAGAGGTATAAAAAACGCCGTAAAAGCTTTAAAATAGGCTCTTACGGCGTTTTTTATGGTGTTTAAATACTTATTAAAGAATGTATGAATACCGTTTAAATGGCTTATAAAGGGGATTCATATTAATACTGTTCAAACTCTATAAAGTGTCGTGTGAAAGGTATTAGGGGTGCGGTTAGGGATGCACTTAGGGATGCAAAATATACCCTAAAAAGTATGAAACGAATAGTCGATTATACATAGGTTAATACGCTAAAACATATAAAAGGTGTAAAGCAATGGGGTGTAATGACACTAAAAAAACAGCTAAAACAATACGTTATCATTGATTATCAGTTATTTAGACCATTAATCTATTAAACACACCCTCCCTACACTATATCACACATCCGATATGATAAATATACCTGTACACTACATCACTCTTAAAGTATCTCCCAATCTTTATATCCTTCAGCTCTATACTTCTCAAGTCGATCATTATAATTATTGAAGTCATCAAGTGTTCTAAACAAAGGGGCTCCTTTATATTTATCGAAATACTCCTGTTTTTCTTCATCTGTTAGATTTACTGTTTCCTCTTGTACTTTGTTATAGTACATATCTAAAAAGTAAATAGGATTATGTATTATTCTTCTGAACTCTTTTTCCCAGTTTTCCATATATGTTTAGTTATTTATAAATACAGGTCCGTTTGAATATTCTTTAACTACATAGCCAAGAACAAGAAACATTTTTCTAACGCTTTTTTTAGGAATAGTGATCTCAGGGTGTATTAATCGACCACTACTACCATAGGTTTCTTCATTAGTACTAATGGCAGCAATAGTATCTCCATCATCATAAAGTTTCTTTGTTATTCTGTATTCGGCGGTCTCTATACAGTAGTTACGCCCCCAAATGATTAAATCACGGTCTATTACTTCTTTAAGAGCAAGTATACACCCACTTGGGTATTCTGTCATACTATCCCCATAATGTCTTATAGCAGCTGTAGCACCCGTAAACCAATCACCAGCATCTATAAACTCACTTGTTTGATAAACAGAATCAGTGTTAGCAACTGTAGCTGTACCCCCTATAGACTGTACATCTTCATACAAAGGAATTAGGTTACGTTTAGGAGCTGGTTCTTTAGATGTAAGAGGAGTATCAGACTTTAACATCTCTCCTTCTCCTGTTAGTAGCCAATTTGAATTAATATCAGTATAAAAATTGAGAAATCTCATTAAGTTATCTTCTGATAAACCATTGTTTTGTGATAAGACACCATTAGAAACACCTGTTTCAGCGTAAAAATTGGTCTTTTTAATTCCCTTGTAATCAAGGTATTGTAAAATTCTTTCTTTAAGAATTGAATTTTCTCTCATTTTGATTTGTTATTTTGTGAGATATCTCATTATATTTGTCTTGTACAAAAGGACAAAAAGTAAAAACGAGTAAATATATGGAAAAAATAAAAAAGCGTAATGAATATAATCAAACTGTTATCATTCAGCTAAGTAAGAAATACAGAATTACTGAGGATTATGTTCGAAAGTGTTTGAGTGGTGTCAGAGATAATCAGACTGCTGACGCTGTAAAAAAAGACTATAACAAAGCAGTTATAGCCTTAAAGAAAGTACAAGACGTGGTGTTAAACAGTATAATCTAAGCAGTATGGAAGGAATAAAGGTTAAATATGAAATAGAAGTTAATCTACCTGTTGAAATTCCAGAAGAAGATTATGTGAAACTTCTTGATTTATTTTCAGAACATATTCTGAATTTCTTAGAAAAGAAATACTATAAAGGCAAACATGTGACAGCAAACTCATCAATACGTATAGTAGAATAAACAGAGTAAAAATAGTAACTAACCAATAATGTAAATATGTATGAATATGTAAATAATGTATTGAGTATTCCTGCGAGATTGTTGTATGAGGATTTTGGTAAGATGAGCTACAATACATATAAAAGTTATGTACAAAGAGGGAAGCTTGTTAAGACAAGAGAAGGGAGAGGAAAAGGAAATGAGGCAATGATAAGTTATTACGACTTAGACGATGATTTAAAGGCGATATGTATAGCACAACTTGGCAATCCAAAAGAAGTAGTGGTACGCAATAAGCTATTAGACTTTATAGAACCTGATATCAATGCTGCTAGATTCTTTGCTTCACATCGCAAACCTGATGGTAAGCCTTTGAGTGCAGAGGATCAGATAGAAAAGACAACTAATGCGATTATACTCAATGCGATTAAAGTAATTATAGATAATCCTAAAGTAAGTAATAGTACCTGGGGGAAAAACAAAACGAATGCTTGGAAGAATATCAGTGAAGCAGTGAATGACTTGGTTAATGTGAGTCAAAGAGATGTAACTGCTAGAACTTACAAACACAGTTTACCTGAGAATCCAAGACGACTGCAAACTAAGTACAAGGATTATCAGAAAGAAGGCTATGCAACCTTTATACACAAAGGAGAAGGACGCAAGAATGCACAACTAATCAAGGGAGATATCGCAGACTATTTAATAGCTATGTATGCACAACCTAATAAAGTCAAAATACCTGAGCTGACAGAACGCTACAATCAGTTAGCAGATATGAAGGGATGGGCAAGTTTGACAGAGAGTGCAATATACCGCTGGCTTATGGAGCCAGCACAAGAGCGAATATGGATGCTTGGGCGACATAGTATAGAAGAATACCATAAGAAGTATGGCTATAGTTTATCTATCAACAAAGAGGAACTATATCCGAATTACTACTGGAGTATAGATGGAACTAAACTTGACTGGATACATATATGGGAGCCATCAACTAATAAGATGGGAAGTGCATTAAAAGTAGATGTGGTAATCGATGTATATAGTGAGAAGATCATTGGCTGGAGTTTAGGATTTAGTGAGAACCACATCGAGCACTTTAGAGCTGTGAAGATGGCAGTCAATGAAGCACAGTGCCGACCATACTACCTCACTTACGATAATCAATCAGGGCACAAGAGTCAACGTATGCAAACTTTATATAATGAATTAGTAGCAAAAGATGGAGGTTTTCATCATGCGCATAAGCCAAAGGAAACTAAAGGTCCAGTGGAAGGTGTGTTTAGAAGGTTACAACAACAAGTGATTAACCGTTTTTGGTTCTCAGATGGACAAAGTATTAAGGTACGAAGAGCAGATAACAGAATGAATGTTGATTTTATCCATGATAACAAAGCCTTCCTTAAGACTACAGATGAATTAGTAGAAGCATGGCAGGCAGTTGTAAACATTTGGAATAACAGGAAACATCCACATCAAAAGAAGTTAAGTCGCAATGAGGTGTATCAACAAGAAATGGATAAAAAAGAACCTTTAAGTCTAGTAGATATCGTGGATAAGATGTGGATAGAAGAGGCAAAACGCCCTATAACCTACAAAGCACATGGATTAGAGATGTGGTTAGGAGATCACAAGTATATCTATGAAGTGTATGATGTTGATGGCAATGTTGACTTAGAGTTTAGACGTGTGAATGTCAACAAGAAATTCATCGTGCGCTTTGATCCTGATTTTATGGATGGATATATTCAACTCTTCGAAAAGGACTATGATGGCAATATCATTTTTGTAGCCAATGCAGAACCAAAACGCAAGCATGGACTACATGGATTCAGAAAAGAAGGAGACAACTATGTCAATGATCACAATGTTAAGGCACTTGAGCGAGAACGCGATCTTATGGCATTAGCGGCAATTAGATATAAAACAGGTATTACGCCTGATACCTTAATCGAAGAACAAGAGTTTATTATTAAACAAGGTGGAGATGTAGAAAAAGGTAGAAGAGCATACGCAGAATCAAGAGAGAATATAATATCACTATACGAAACTTATTAACTATGGAAAATACACAAAAAACCAAGATTGTAGAGCAACTAAAGCTTATGGCTGCTAAGAGTTCTCAGAATAAATTGGCTGTAAAAGCAGATATCAGTGCAGGAACATTGAGCCAAATGATTAATGGCAAGTGGGAATTAATCAAAGATGAGATGTGGAATAAAGTACGAATCAACTTAGGGATTCAATTTGGATGGCAAACAGGTGAAACAGTTAATTACAGACTCTTAAAAGACCTTTTAAAGACTGTTCAAACAGAGAGTTCAACTGTGTGTGTTAGTCATAATGCTGGAGCGGGAAAGACACATAGTTATAAGGATTATGCGAAAGAATACCCACTTGTAATTTATGTAGAAGTAATGCGATACTGGACAAAGACAAGGTATGTAAAAGAATTAGTGAGAGCTGCTGGACTTGATGATAATGGAACAACAGATACCTTAATAGAACGCTTTATTTCTTATTTAAAGAAATGCAGTTACAACGGTATAAAACCAATAGTAGTTATTGATCAGATGGACAAGCTTGGCGAACGTAGTTTTGATTTAGTTATTGATATACACGATTCAGTTTACAAAGAATGTGGCTTTATTCTATCAGGAGTACCAGCCTTAAAGAAACGAATAGAAGCTGGTTGTAGGTATGACAAGATCGGGTACAGAGAGTTAAAGAGTAGGATTAATTCAAACTATATCTCTTTACCACAGTTTAGTTTAGAAGATGTAAATAATATATGCAGTGCTAATGGTGTGACAGATGAAGAGTATATCCATTTTGTATATAACAATAGTCAAGGAGATTTAAGAAGAGTACGATTAGATATAGAGAAATACTTTTTAAGAAATGAAAGTACCAAGAGCATATAGTTACGAAGATGCCAAACGCAAGAAGTTTAAGGATATTACAGTCGATAAATCATGGGAGGAACACTTAGGAAGTCCACAGTTAGGAAGTAGTAGTTGGTTTATTTATGGAGGCAGTGGACAAGGAAAGACCTCTTATGTATTGCAATTAGTCAAGATGTTGTGTGGGTACTATAAAGTGCATTACAACACCTTAGAAGAGGGAATGAAAAAGAGTTTTGTATTAGCCTTAGAAAGAAACAACATTAAGTCTGTTAAAAACAACTTTAGTTTTCACCAGGAGAATTTAGAAGAGTTGACAGCAAGACTTTCCCGACCAAGACAGCCTAAAATAGTAGTGATAGACAGTGTACAGTACTTCTTTAGAGGCAAGAATACAATAGACTATGAACTATTTATCAAAAAGTTTCCAAAAACTACCTTTATATGGATAAGCTGGGGACGTGGAGATACTCCAATAGGTGCAGTAGCAGAGGCAGTAAGCTTTGATTCAGATATTCGTGTGAAGGTAGATAAGTTTGAGGCACGTATTGAGAAGAACCGCTTCGAGACAGGTAAGTCTTATATAATATGGGATGAAGGATATGAGGCACAAAGAATGAAATTATTATCAAAAGGGTAAGTACAGATAAGTTATGAGAAAGACAATTATAGAACTATTAGAAGTAACTCCTACTTATTATGATGAAATAGTGTTACACAGCTTTGTAGATTGGTGTATAGGGTTTAATCCAACAGCATATTCGCTACAACAGGCACTATTAAGTAAACCTATACAGAGGTACTTTAAAGATACTTATGAAACCTTAGAAGAGCAATTCATTAAAGAGATACAAGAATATAAAGGATTAGATGCATCTGCTAAAAATGAGTTCTATGCAACTATCACTAATCAAATCTTTAAAAGTTATCCAGGGGCGTTGATTCCTAAATATAAAAAGAGTAAACAACCAATACTAAATCAGAACTAATGACAAAACAACAAATAAAGAATAAGATTAGTGAACTAGACTATTGGTTGACTAATAATGCACATCACACTAATTATACATTAGTACTAAAGGATAAGAAAGAGTTAGAACAACAACTAATAACATTAGAGCAAAATGAGCAAGGAATTAAATAGGCTTAGTTTTTTACACGAAGTATTGTATATCACCAGTGAAACTGAAATGCTGACAGTATGTGAAAGAATACTTATCAATCAGGAAAGAGGATATCTTCTTAGTAAAGGTTCTTATAATGAGTTAAGACCTTATGAGATACCTCTACACTTAGAAGAGAAGATAGAGAACATTATGGACTCAATAAAAGAGAAAGAAGTAGAATCAGAAATAATAGAATAAGAGATATGAAAGATATTAAGGATATGACAACGCAGGAGTTGGAGCAAATGCTAAAGGAACGCAAGAAAGCAGAACAGGCAGATCTTGCTAAGAAGAAAAAGGAGTATGAAAGTAAAAGGGATTATACTGTTAATAGTTGTGTTGAAGCTGCTATAAATTTGAATAAGGTAATTCAGGAGTTTAAGAATCAAGTGCATCAATTAATGGATGAACAGGCAACTTTAATCTCTGAATATGGAATGATAAGAAGTACAAGCAAAGGAGGTTTTACTATTAGTAACTCTGATAATACCATGCAACTTAAGAGACGTCGAGATACTGAGCCTGCATGGGATGAAAGAAGTACTAAGGCTGTAGATCTTATTAAAGACTTCTTAGGGGATGCGATTAAGAAACGAGATACAAAGATGTATGAAATACTAATGAGTTTCTTACAGCGTAACGAGAAGGGAGAACTGGAGTACTCTCGTGTGATGGACTTGTATTCTCATGAAGATAAATTCGATGATCCACGATGGAAAGAAGGTTTAAGACTTATCAAAGAAAGCTTCTCTAATCATCTACGTGGTTATGGGTATGAGTTCAAGATTAAAGATAAAGATGGCAAGTGGACTAATGTATTGTTGAATTTTTCAAGTTTATAGTTATGCAGGATAGTTTAAACGCATTAGTGAGTTACTTGAATACTCTAAATGATAAAGGATTTTATTATAGTTTGATGATTTTTAATGGAAATAATCTAAGGGTAGCTCTTATTCCTAATCACAAGGACACAATGGGAATAGATAAGTTCTCTATCAAGAAGAACTTTAATGAGTATGGTATTTCTGAGGTATTAGAACAAGTAGAAAATTATGTTGAATCAAAAATTAATAAAAATGAACCAATTAAAAATTAACATTCCAGAAGGCTTTAAGATTAAGTCTTTTGATGAGAAAACAGGAGAAGTAAACTTTGAACCACTTCCTAAAGATATCAAAGAACGCCTTAAAACGTTTGAGGATGTACTTAAGGAGAAGAATATGACCTTAGAGTACTTTAATGAGATTAGTGAGGAACTTCTACCTGATGAATTAGCTTATAGAAAGCTAAAGTTAATAGCAGGAGTATTAAATGAAGGTTGGGAACCTGATTGGTCTAATAGTAATGAGTATAAGTACTATCCATGGTTTAAAATGGGTTCTCCTTCGGGTGTCGGGTTCTCGTACGACGGCTACGATCGTTGGTATGCGGGTTCGAATGTCGGCTCTCGCCTTTGCTTTAAAAGCAGCGAATTAGCAGAGTATGCAGGAAAACAGTTTACAGATATATACAAAGATTTTTTAACACTTAACAATTAATAGAAATGAATACTATAACAGATAAAATAAAAACGTTTGAAGATGCTTGTCAAGCATTAGGAGTTAACATAGATGTAATGCCAATAGGATTACCAATTGAGCTTAAACATCATTTAAAAGCATTAACAGCTCATACAAAACTTGTAATCATAGCTGAAGCATTAAATGAAGGCTGGAAACCTGATTGGAACAATTGGAATGAAAGAAAGTATTATCCATGGTTTGAAATGGGTTCTCCTTCGGTTGTCGGGTTCTCGTCCGACGGCTGCGATACTTGGAATGCGTATTCGAATGTCGGCTCTCGCCTTTGCTTTAAGAACAGAGAATTGGCAGAGTACGCAGGAAAGCAATTTGAGAGCTTATACAAGGATTACTTTGTAATAGAATAAGAAATATAGGTTGTACAATGTTGTAGCTGTAGTTCTCCTTCGGGTGTCGGGTTCTCGTACAACGACTACGATAATTGGAATACGAATTCGAATGTCAGCTCTCACCTGAGCAATTCAAAATAAATATTGTAAACCTTACCTCTAGGTAAAAAATTAAAAATCTTTCAAGGGCGTTGGTAGCGTGAGCGAAAGCGACCTTTTTTAAAGCAAAGGCAATGAAAAGAATAGGTAATTTATTTCAGACAATAATAAGTGTTGAGAATCTAAAACAAGCAGATTTAAAAGCACAGAAAGGAAAGTCAAAACAATATGGTGTTAGACTTCACAATAAGAACAAAGAATCGAATTTACTAGAGCTTCATAGGATGTTGAAAGATAAAGAGTATAAAACTTCATCATATAGTGTTTTTAAAGTGTATGAACCAAAAGAAAGAGAAGTGTACAGACTTCCATACTTTCCTGATAGAATTACTCATCATGCTATTATGAATGTCTTAGAACCGATATTTGTTTCGACTTATACAGCTGATACATATAGTTGTATTAAGAAAAGAGGTATTCATGCAGCTTCATTTGCCCTTAGAAAAGCTTTAAAGAACAAGAAAGAAACAACCTACTGTTTAAAGCTTGATATAAAGAAGTTCTATCCGAGTATAGATCATGATATCCTAAAACAGCTATTAAGAAGGAAGTTTAAAGACAAAGACCTCTTATGGCTACTAGATGAGATTATTGACAGTGCACAAGGTCTTCCAATAGGAAACTATCTGAGTCAGTATCTAGCAAACTTTTACTTATCCTACTTTGATCATCAGATAAAAGAGAATATAGATGTCAAATATTACTTCAGATATGCAGATGACATCGTTATACTTCATCATGACAAGTATTACTTACATCAACTCTTAAAGATGATTAAAACACACTTTAAAGAGTCTTTAAAACTAGATGTAAAAGAAAATTGGCAAGTATTCCCTGTCGCATCAAGAGGAATAGACTTCGTAGGATATGTTCACTATCATACACATGTTAGACTTCGAAAAAGTATCAAGCAAAACTTTGCAAAGATGTTAAAGCGTAACCCTAATACAGCTTCAATAGCATCTTATAATGGTTGGTTAAAACATTGTAATTCAAAAACACTACAAAGAAAATTAATACCAAATGAACAATTTTAAAAATTTTAATATCAAACCAAGTTTAATAGGCTTCACTGGAGACAAGATAAAGATGGATAGAATCTTAAATACTGAGATTATAGTACATGACTATGATATCAAAGATTCAACAGTAAAGGCAGGAACAAAGCTTTTGACATTACAAATTTCAAGAAATGACACTAAACACATTGTATTTACAGGGTCAAAGGTTTTACAGGATATGATTCAACAAGTACCAAAGGAAAACTTTCCTTTTAGAACAACAATAGTTAGAGAAAGCGAACGATTAGAATTTACATAATTATGGAAGCAACAAAACAACAGAAGTTTAGAATTCGTAAGAATTGTGGCTTCGATATTGGGATAAAAGAGGAATTAGTCCAGTGGGCTACTTCGGATAATAATAAGACAAGTCTAAATGATTTATCCTATGAACAAGCACAGAGGATTTTAAGTGTTCAGGAAGGGGGTAGAAAATATGTAGATGGAAATAAGGAACAGAAAACAGAGAACTGGGGGCTGTTTGACAAGGATAACTCCAAACACAAATATATTCTTAGTTTACTTAGGCAATTGAGGTTGACTGTAGAAGTTAAAGGACGTGATGTAGCAGATATCAATAAACTAAGTAAATGGCTTAAGAGTGAAAGATCACCTGTTCAAAAGCCTTTAAAAAAGATGAGTTCTATTGAGTTGAGTAAGGTTATTGGAGCATTAGAAGGAATGATGAAAAAGAGATATAAATAAAATGGGTATGGATATGGTTATTGATAGTTTATATTTTTTAGCTGGTATTTGCGGTGCTCTTTTAGTAGGCTTTTTGATTGGGATGTTTTTTACTTATTGGCTAGTAAATGAAGATGATGAGTGATAGTAAGGTTAATAGTGAACAGTGGGTAGTTAGCAGAGAGTGCGAACACAAAGGAACAAAACATGGTGTAGTGATAACAAGTAATTGCACTGTGGAGACTATCAATGTGATATGTGATAGATGTGGTATCATAGTTGAAACAATTGTAGAAACATAGTATGGAAGTAAAGATAAAAATTAGTACAGATACATTGATTGCTTTGGGGAGATGGATTAGTTTAGTTAATACCATTAAAGACTCCAAAGGAATAAACAAAGTATATGTGAGTATTGGTTTAGAACTTTCTGATCGTTTTGAAAAGAAATGTAGAACAATAGAAAGACAAACGTCCATATTTGATTCTAAAAAGAAATATAGTACTAAGTTTAAGTATCATGAAGCTTGGGCACTGAAAGAGCTTTTAATAGGAATGATGACCTATGTTAGAGAAACAAATCAATTACACTATACTTTGTTAAGTAAGTTGATTAATGAATTAGATCAGAAATTAGTATGAATGAACAGTTAACAACCTATACGATACGCAGCAAAAACTCAATTAATGTTTGGGTGTTTAAATATGATTTAAACGGCTTTTTAAATGAGTTTAAGAATATGGAAGGTGTGCTTTCTGAAAAGCAGTTTCAATGGTTCTTTGTTCAAGGTAACTTTCCTTATTTAGAAGTAACTATTAAAGAGTGGAGCAAAAGACTGAAGAATAACTTCGAGATAGAAAAGAATCTTCCTGTACTTGACTTTGAAGCAATATGGAAACTATATGATAACAAAGTCAAAAGGGTGTTTGCAGAAAAGCAATGGAATAAACTTAATGATGCTGATAGAATTAAATGCTTTCTACATATACCAAAGTATCATAAACGAATTGCTAAAAGTAAAGAGGCACAAGCACACTTTAGTACCTATATCAATCAAAGATATTTTGATGATGAGGATTGAAGTAAAAGAGCTAACTGCTTAGTTAGTTAGCTCTTTTTTTTGTTTTTGTATATTTGTGAAGTAAAATGAATAATATGAAAAAGCTTATTACAGTACTATGTGTGTTTATGACACTGATCACGTTCGCACAGGATAAAGAATACTTAGCAAAATTGAAAGAGCCTATTTATACTACTGAAGATGCTATAAACTTATCTAAGGTTATACTGGAGTATTCTGATGTACCACTTAAACTATATAAAGCTGATGTAATTAGTAAAGGAAGTTACTTTTTTGTGAAGTATATACCTGAGAGTATAAGTAATGAAGAGTTTGCTATAGATGAGGACTATCCAAATAAATTGTATAAAAAAGCTATTACTTTCGCTTTTGTAATAGGTAGTGAAGGTGAAGATCTTAATTTAGAAAAAGAGGGTGTAACTACATATAAACTTAGAAAAGTACAAGGTCGTTATTTGACATTATTCCCTTATTGGAAAAAGTACTTCAATAGTAATGTAGATATTGAAGATTTATCTAAGAAAGGCTCAGATAAATATAATGGAATTTATTTCAAAGGCGATAGAGGATTTTGGGAGATAAACCATATAAATTAAAGTAAAAAACACCCACTTGATGGGTGTTTTTTTTTGCCCTATATTTGTGATATGGCAAGAGAGGTAACAATACGACTACACAAGGATATCAAAAAGGAATTTGATAAGCTATGTAGTATAAAAGAGTTTGGTGTACAGAAGCACACGACTGAATGGATCTTAAATGCTGTGGCAGTAAAATTCTACAAATCACCTAAGACTGTAGAGAATATAGTATTTGGTAGAACTTCTATCCACAAGAAGATCGCCAATCAGTTAACCTTGCTTTAAACATCAAAAGTAATAACCTCTACTCCTTTAAATTCGCCTTCCTCATACTCAGGAGTAGATGAGTAATCCATACAAATACACTCATAAGTAATGTTCCAAAGATTCCCTCCTCCTCCAATATCAAGAGGAAAGAAAGCTATTCTACGCATAGAGGAATAATTCTCTCCACTGGATGCATGTAGTACTTTATTAATCTTATCCATTATCTCCAAGAAGTTTAAGGCATCCGATTGGTTAAAGCTCTCGTGATAGGTATCTGCAAAGGTCTCATAGAAGAAAAACACATCTACTTGCATTAGTACTTTTTGAACATTCGTGCCCACATCCTCCATTTGTTGAGATCTGAATGCTAAGAATACGGCTGGAGCAGGAAAAGGATGTTCCATCTCTAAGTTAGTGACTTGATCATTCCAAAGGTCTACCCATTGGATCTGTTCAATCTTTATTAATTTATTACTAAGCTCTTTATATAGTTCTACAAAATTTTGCATTATTATTTGGTATTAAAACGTTTTTGAATCTGAGCAAATAACCACATGTCAACTTGTTCCTTTCCTTTTTGGGTATATCCTAAAAATTGTCTTTTTGGATATTTGATATCAACTTTACGAGCATGTCGCTGCACCTGCATCCTCTTATCACTATTCTTTATTTTTCTATGGTGTGGTTTAACATACTGAATGGCACGTACCCTTAAACCAAAATTATGAACTGCAGCATAAGGCACATGAGTTCCGAATTCAATTGTTGTCTCTGTCTCTGAAAGTACAGCTAAGCTTTTCATCAAAAAGGCAGTGTCTATCAGTATAGCTCCCCCTTGTCTTCTGTCGGGTTTCTTTCTCTTTTGCCATTTTACAAAAGATACATCTGTAAAGCCTTGTCTTCTAAAACTCTCAGTAAACCAGTTTAGATAACTCTCTCTGGCATATATTCTAACATCTTTTTTTAAACCTTCAGCAATAGCTGCGAAATCAGGTGTTTGTAATTCGCTCATAGTTTTGTATATTTGCAATGAGTGAGGGAAACAATGTTTGTCAAGCTCGGACCTAAAAGCCAACTATTATTAGTTGGCTTTTAGCTTTTTAAGCTCAGTTAAAAACACTCCTTGTAGGATATCATCCCTATTCACTTCAATTGCTCTGTTATTGTATATTACAATTACTTCTTTTAACCATTTAGACGTACTGTTGGTTACTTCTCCTTTAATCATCCTATTTACAATCACAATATCAAGATTTTTGAAAGAGTTGGTAAGATCAAAAACAACTGTAGAAGTACCTTGTTTCTTGGCGCTTTTTAATCCGTTTTTGATCCCCTTATAATTGTCCTGTTTAAAGTTTACTTTTAGATCAGCTACCTTGTTATCTACTAATAACTCAGGGTTCTTAATCCCATTAGCAATGTTCTCATCTAAATGCGGTCTGATGTTTACATTCTTTTTAAGATTGTCAACAATCACTTTACTACTTGCGATGTTTTGCTTTAGATCCGTTTTGTCAGCAAAGATGTTAATCGTCAAGGCTTTCTTACCTGCCTTATACGCCACTTCACTAGGAGCATTTAGCTTGGCTAGTTCAGCGTTACGCACTGCATTTGTGTCTGTATTTAATAGCTTAAAATAGGTTGCTTTCTTGGTAAATATTTCCTCATCTATAGCTACATTCCCTTTGAAGTTCACTTTTGGTAATTTGTCATAGTTAACAGGTGTAGGATCTGCAGCAGTATTCATTACATCACATCTACAACTCCAATCCAGTGGAGGGAAATGATCCTTCCAAAATGGCGATTCGATGGGCTGTATAATCCCATCTAATAAGATGTGCTCAGGGCGTACTCTATCATCGCCCACCGTGCGGAACTCCAAGTTAGGGAATAAGTCTTGTGCCTCTAAAAAGCCTTGCCACTTCTGCGCCATTTGAGCAGCGGATCTAGCTGTATTATATTCTGTCCTTAGGTAGTTCTCGTTAAACTGCCTGTTTAATGCTCTTACCCCCTCACGGAACTCTTGGTAGGTGCGAAGTCTTCCATCTGCAGTAACTAATAACTTGTTTATGGCTTCAAGCTGTGTATATGTCTTGGCACAAGAGAATGAGTATATGTTCTTCTTTAATTCAGTAGGTAAAGTCCCCTTGTTATCCCCAGGGAACTTACCCCACTCTTTGCCATAACCTTTGCCTGCACCTTCAGACAAATCATTATACGTCTGCGTGATTAGATCCTGGTTAAGATCAGAAGGCTTCATTTTTCCTTGTTGTAGATCTCTTGCAATCTTGTCAATCAATTTGTCATACTGAGAAAAGTCTAAAGCAATAAGATTGTGCTCACAACACAGATTCTGATACAGTGAATTAATCTTATCCCATAGAGCTGTTAGTTCAGGTTCAGGCTTTTTTTTTTAGCTTCTTGTTCAGAATTAGTGTTAGTACTCTTTTGGTTTAAGATCTTGAATCCCGTTTTTTGACTTACCTCTTCTGTGTCTAATTCGAAATGAGGAGCTAAGGCTGAAATCATTTCTTTTATCTCCGTTGGGTTTTGCGATTTTGTGTTATCCCAATCAAAGTAATACCCTTTTAGTGGAGCGTAAACTGGGCTTAACTTAATTAAACGAGGAATTAAATGCTGGTTAATTACGTTCTTTAAAAGTAGTTTATCCGATTCAAATCTATCTTTAGCCAGCTTAAACTGAATCTCTGTAGAACCCACATAGGCTTTTGCATCAGTCAGTCCAGAACCACCAAGGATACGTTTAGAAGTTCCATTATCAATACGCTCTAAGAATAAGTCAAAGTTCTGAGGGTTTCCCCCTTCCGTTCCTTTAATCTCAAACTTTTCATTTCCACGACCAACCATGTATCCTGATGCCCTATAATTAGCAGCAGCTTCAGCTAGTTCTCTTAAACGTGCATCATCTTCACGGTCTGTGGTAATGAATAAATTACCAACCCCATACTTCTCCAAGTAATCCAACCAAGAACCAACTCCTAACTTTTTTGCTAGTAAGTTAGGTGTCATATCAGCCAACATACCCAGACTTTTGTCTTTACCTACTTGGATATAATAGTCAGCCATCTTACCTGTTCTAAAATCCCATCCTGTTTGATCACCAGGAGACTTTAGAATAATGCCTTTTTTTGTATTAACATATTGCATTGGAATCTCTTCGACTTCCATTAGTTCCCCATTCGAATCTAATTCCCAAATCTCAATTACTTTAGTCCCTTCAAAACGACTCATCAATGTTAAACGAATAAACTCTTCGAACCACGTACGTTCAAAAAACCACGTAATATCCTTATTCTCATTGCCTGCATCGTTCACCATTTTAAAAGGCGAACGCTGACAGAACAGGATACGCGAATCTACAGTACTGGCTAAGTGATCATCTAACCAAAGGGTTCTATAGAGTGAAGCTAATTCGCTCTTATCAGGTGTATCAGGATCTGTAGCCATCAGGATAGCTGTTCTCCAGTCATCCAAACTCTTTGCCATTAAACTTTCGGCTTGATACTGTACTTGATTAGAGTATGAGTCGCCCTTGGCTCGTGCATATACTTTTAGATCTCTGAGTGGAGTTCTATTTAGTACATAGGCAAAGGCTTTTGTTTTTAATGTTTTAAACCAATTCATACTTATATATAAAAGTTTTTGTTTGAATTATTTCCATAGATGCTATTTGATTTAGTAGCTCCGTTTTCATCCGTTGGCTTTGGCAATTCATTTAGCACTATACGCCCTGTACTGATTTGATTAAGTTGTCGCATAGCCTCTTCGTAATCATCAATAGTACTTTGATTGATTTTTCGAGGAGCATTCCTGCGAAAAACATCATACAACGTCAGTTTGGTGATAATTCTAACAAGTAAAGGGCTATGAATAGGATTGTCATGGTTAAATGTCTTATCGACATCGTATCTGTTAGATAAGTAACTCTTGACAATTTCTATATTTTCTGCCTCTGCACGATCTATTACTAAAGGATCATCCTTAGTTGACTCCTCAATGAATCTTTCATAGGAGTGCGTGGTTAGGTTCTCTTTATTTATGTATATCATATTACCATCTGTTAGAAGATTGATTGTAATTACCTGTAGTAGATTTGTATGCGGCTGTATTGTTGCCTGAATCATCTACTGCGTATTTTTGGCATTCGTCTGTTGCCCCTTTTTTGGCATCAGGATAATCGTCTTTGGTTTTATAACCAGGTTCTATTCCCATCAATTGTCCTTTGGCTACTTGATGATCTCTTTTGTGTTTTAACTTCTCATTATAAAAGAACCTTCTATTTTGATAGTATGGCTGTAAAGACAGAATACGGTCATACTTATTAATACCCGGGTTTTTACGTTTAATGATATTTAACTGAATGCCATATTTCTTCTCAGCAAGTTTTATAGCATCCTCAATGGCATCATTCCAGAACTGAGCTTCAAATACCCAATGAATGACAACAGATGCAGGAAGACCAATCTGTGTAATACACATATAATCTAATACCTCTGCAATCTTACACTGCTTGACAAAACAATCAATCTCCCAAAAGTCACGTCCTTTAACGCCTTGAATCACGACTGCATTATAATCAGAAGTCTTCGTACCAGCATAGGCAACATCCCAATACCCAAAAATGATTTTAAAGGTGTTTAAACGCGGTAAAGGTGCATACTGTATGTCATCATTTTTGAAAATAGTTCCTTCAATATGTGGTTCATTGTTATACTCCGCATGTGCTGCTAACACTCCAATCTCTTGCTCTAGTTCTTTAAAATAATTAGGGGCATACTTTGCTTTCCAACGAGGTTCGTATGTAACAGGATCGTAGGCATTCACACGGTGTACAAGCCAATCAGGGTGTCGTTCCTGTAAAATGATTTGCACCATATTAGGAGCAAATCTATTGTTGGCATATAGGAACATTCTGACTTCTCCATCCATAGTCGGCAGTAGATCTCGCTCTACCCATTTAGCAATCTTTTCTTGGCGTGCTGGGTTTTGTACTAAGTCTTTGGTTTCGCAGTCATCCATTACGATTATGGTAGGTCTTTTTGACTTGACACGCAAACCACGGACAGACTGTCCCATCCCTAAAGCTTGTCCTACAAAACCACTACGAGTGACAAAAAAGCCTGACTCCCAATTGCCAGGATTGTGCTGTACACCAAAGTCATTTATAATTTGAGGATTGGCTTCAAACTCAGCTCTTAAATCTTCGAGTAGTTGTTCAGCTCTATCCTTGTTATTCCCTACTAAAACAAGGTAAACATCAATACCATTAATCCACAACCAAAACGGCAATAGTACATCAGCAAATACGGACTTCGCTTGTGCACGTCCCCATTCTAAAAAGGCTTTAATCTTTTGGTTAGCCCTTGCTTTATTAGCTAAATCAATATGAAAATCAGGTACCTCGCAAGTGGCAAAATGAGGGAAATATCTCTCTACACAAGCCTTAAAACTCTTTTTGGCTAATGCCATTTCGCGATTGCGTTCTGCTTCTGTTTCAAAAGGATTTAAGTGCACAGAGTTGGCACTTAATTCCAGTCGCTTTTTATAGCGCTCTAATGCATCTTTATCCTTTTTTTTCATTTTAGTTCTTGATTACCTTGTTAGCAGTAGTATGTGTGATTTCGTTTTTGTTGAAATCAAAAAACATATTGGTGATTACTTTAACCTTATACCTGTTGTGATCGAGTTTCTTTTCTTTAATAACTTGACCTACTTCAAACCCAACTCCCTTACGAAGTAAGTGGGCTCCTATTTCTAATCTCCATTGACTCAGTGGTGCTCTGTTGACCATTAGATTTAAAATCTTTTTAAACATGTTATCCTAATTTGTTTGCGATTGATTGAATGTGTGCTCTTTGAAAGTCAATTGTCTGTAAATACAATTCCTTATCATAGTTAGATAGTGACTGAAAGATATCTTCCATTACTTCCATATATGTTGATAGAGAGGTTTTAAAATCCTTCTCCATCTTCTCTAAGGCTTTTTGATACATCCCAACCTCCTGAGCAATACGAGTCGTTTCCTTCTTTAGTCTGAGTACCTCAGGTTTATCTCCATTGAATTCGGCTACTTTAATCTGTTCTAATACATCTAGTGTTGACTCGGTTAGTTCTGAAATTACTTTCTTAATGTTCTCTGCTCTGTTTGTTGAGTTGTTTAGCTTGGCATCTCGAAGCGCTTTCCAGTTGTACTTGGTTACCCAACTACTAACAGTCTTCTCTGTTACCCCTAACTCTTCAGCAATTTCCTTTTGTGTTTTGAAGAAGTCTATGAAGTATCTCTTTGCAAGTTCTTGCTCTTTTTTCTTAGCCATTATCTACCATTTATTACCATTATGACAGTGCAAAAATGTATCTAAATAGCGAGGTTAAAAATTTAGAAAAACAACTTAGTATTTGTGTGTAACTAATTTAGTATTGGTGTGTTACTAAGTTGTTTTGTCAATTTTTTCGGGTTGTGAAAACGTCCAATATTTGCATCAGAAACAAAACAAGAGGTATGAAAAAAAAGCCTTTAAACATATTGGCAAGTGTGCATAACATTATAGCCTTATCAGAGCAGTATCCCTTCGAGATTAGTGCTAAGGGTGGTAAAGATGTAGCAGAGATCAGAATAACAGGTGCTATTCATCAATACCAGAATTCGGCTACTGAATTTAAAAGACAAGTAGATGAGTTGCTCAAGCAAGGTATTAAGAATGTAAATCTGTATATCAATAGTCCAGGAGGTTCAGTATTCGAAGCGAATGAGATCGTCAATGAGATCAAGAAGTTTACAGGTAAGATAAAAGGCTATGGAGGTGCACTGGTAGCCAGTGCAGGTACCTATATCGCCTTGAACTGTGATGAGTTTGAGATGAGTAACAATGGGCAATATATGTACCACAAGCCTCTAACCTATACACAGGGCAATGAGGATAAGATTAGCAGTGAACTCAAATTGCTTCAAAATTTGACTAATCAATACCGAACAGCTTACGCTACTAAAACAGGAATGAGTGAGGATGAAATAGAATCTCGCTGGAGTAAGGGCGATGTGTGGCTCAGTGCTAAGGAGGCTTTAGAACAGGGATTTATCAGTAGTGTGAGCAATGACAAGCAGGCAATCACAGAGAGTGATGTAGCTATGATAACAGCATGTGGAGCGCCTGTAATACCTGTAATACCTGAAAGAACAGAAAGTAAAAATCAAGATAATAATATGACAAGAGAGCAAATTATCGCAGCCTTTAAGCTGCCAGCAGATGCAACCGATGAGCAGATCCAAACGACAATCGCAAAAAGTCAGGAAGATGCTGCAAAGTATCAAGCGAACAAGACTAGTGCGGAAACAAAAGAGAAGGATATCGCTAATACTATGGTACAAGCCTTTATAGACTCCAAACAAATCGCAGCTGATACTAAAGAGCAATGGGTAAAAATGGCTGTCAATGACTATGATGGTACTAAGGCAATATTAGCGACACTACCTAAACCTTCTAAGTTATCTGAACAGGTAGATGCTGGAGCATCAGAAGGAACTAGAGCAAACTGGACAGTAGCTGATTATTTAGACAAAGATCCTGAGGCGTTGAGTGCATTGGCTATTAGTGATCCTGAGAAGTTTGAGAAAATTAACGAGGAGTATTATAAATAGTTAACGGTTTACAGTTGACAAGTAGTGTTTTAAACCCTGTTTAAACAGGGTTTAAATGAATTTAAAACAAGAACAGAACAAGAGAAATATATGAAGAAATTATTTAGATTATTTCTTGTAGCAGTATTATTTGTTACAGGAATGGGAATTAGTCACGCTTTAGGGTTGAATACAACTGAGAGTGTACAAATGGCAGCAGTAACTGCTGTTCCTTCTCAGCTAAAAAACACGATAGCTGAGAAAGAAATGCTTAAACAGTTAAGACACGTACACAGTTGGGTGGGTGAGATTAGAAGTAGACAAAATTGGGTAAATAATGATACTATCAAGATACCTAAACGAGGAAAAGCTCCATCAGTACTAATTGATAATACCAACTATCCAATCGTTAAAAACAATAGAGAGGACAGCCATGTAGTGGTATCACTACACAAGTTTGATACAGAAAATACTGTTGTTACTGACGATGAACTATATGCATTGCCATACGAGAAGACCTCAGATGTACAGATGCAACATCGTGAGACATTAGAAGATACTACAGCAGAATATGGTATTTGGGGACTAGCTCCACAAAAGGCTAAAGAAACAGAAAATCTTTATGTAGTAGAAACAACTGGTGAAGACGATAAAACAGGTAGACTGATGTTGACTTCTAAAGATCTTCGAAAACTACAAGAAAAAATGAATAAAGCAGGTATCGACAAGAAAGGTCGTGTGCTAGTTCTATCTGATGATCACGTAAGTGACTTGCTAGAAGAAGATAGAAAATTCTATACCCAATATCAAAATCACACTGAAGGTGTCATTAGTAAAAATTACTATGGATTCATCGTGTATGAAGATTCTACTAACCCACAATACAATGATTCATTAGAAAAACTTCCATTTGGCAGTGCAACTGTTGGACGTACTGCTTCTGTGGTATTCCACAAAGGAAGTACAGCTAAAGCTACAGGAACTGTGAAACGCTTTATGAGAGATGCGAGTAATGATCCTGAAATGAGAGAGAGTACTATTGGTTTCCGTTTATGGCATATTATCGTGGCTTATGGTGTAGAAGGGTCTGCAGCTATTGTGTCAGGGAAAGCCTAATTAATTATGAATTAGGAATTAGGAATTAACGTGGTGTGTAACGGCACGGATTGCAAATCCGCGCCAACTAAAGAGAGAGATATGGTATTAACAACACAAGAGATAAAGGATGCGAACTTAGAGTTTAGTACTCAGGTAGCATACTTGGCAGAGGTAGAAAAACCTCTGAAACTAAGACAAAAACAAAGTGTGTTTTTGAATAATATAGCAAAGTTGATTACCTGGGCAAATGCACAAGGTTATGAGTTGACTGCTGGAGAGATGTGGCGTAGCGATCAGCAACAAGCCTTGTATAAAAAGCAAGGGCTAACTAAAGCATCAAGATCTAAGCATCAGGATAGGCTGGCATTTGATATTAATCTATTTATCAATGGGGTTTATCAAACAGGTAGAGAAGCTTATAAACCACTTTCGGACTATTGGAAAAGTTTACATCCTGATAATGTAGCAGGCTATGATTGGGGGTGGGATGCAAATCACTTTGAAATGAAGTAATGGATAAACTCGAAAAGAAGTGTTGGGTTATATGGTTTATTGTTGCATTTGCATTAGTCTTTCTTACAAGTTGTAAGACTAAAGAAAGGATCATTACTAATGATGTAGTGACAACGATAGAAAAGACTGTGACTATCCGAGATACTATTATTGAGATAGCAAAAGATTCTAGTTACTATAGCGCTTATATAGATTGTATCAACAATAAACCAGTACTCAAACCAAAGGATTCTAAATCAGGTAAAAGCCTTCAAAAACCTACTGTGAAGCTAACTGATGGCTTATTAGAGGTAGAATGTGAGACAAGAGCTCAACAACTATTCTTTCAGTGGAAAGAACAGTATATCAAAGAAAACAAATCACAACACACCAATACTCCAGTATATATAGAAACACCCTTTCGATGGTATGAAAAAGTGTTGTTAGTTATCGGTGCAATAACACTGACTATTCTAATAGGCTACGCAGGAGTAAGTGTATATAAAATCTTAGTAAGAAGATGACAAAAGAAGAATTAAAGAAAATATCAGACAATGTGTTAGAGCAATTTCCAAATGCCAATGAAGTGTATGCTACAGCAGATGGAAATGTATTCTTAGAAGAAAATAGAGCTCGCTTACATGCTAAAGGTGGGATAGTAATCCCATTTGAGCGAGAATTAACAGAAGATGTACTGCCAGGTAGTAAAAGAGCAACTGTAGCAAATACAGTAAAATGGGTACTACAGGCTAAAACATTAGAAGAATTAGAATCATTTGAAGATGATGATCGAGCTGGTGTGATTAAAGCAGTGGAAACACAGCGACAAAAGCTTAGTGAAGAAACAAGTGATACAGTTGCAACAGATAACACAACTAAAGTAGAATAGTATGGCACAGTTAGCTGGTGTAAATATAGAAAAATTAGAGGGCGGTCTACAGCGACTTGCTCAAGGTACAGATGATCATATCGGTATGATAATCAGCGTACCAACTACAGCAGTAGAGATAGCTAAAGTTATTCAAAATGAGGGGAAAGGTATTGTCATAAAGGCTGCATACGATGTAGAGAAAATAGGTATAAACGCAAGCTTCGATGTCAATCACAATGTCAATACCTATAATCAGATCGTGGAGTTCTTTAGACTTGCTCCTACTGCTACATTATACCTATTTAATTCTGATAAGAAAGAAGACTTAGTGTCTTGGATTAATCAGAATAAAGAAATTAAAGGTATCGGTTTAAACAAAGTGTATGCTACAGGAGAAACAGGGGAAGTAACTACTAAGTTAAAAGCAGATGTAAAAGAACTCCAGTTACTAGTTAACGACTTCTCTAAAGAGAATCGCCTAATCGACTTCGTGTGTATTGGTGCAGATGGATTAACAGATTATACAACTAATCTTTTTGAATTAGAAGCGCCACACGTTTCTGTATTTGTCTCTTGTGAGCAGTCTGATAAAAAGGTATCTATTGGTTCTGTTCTAGGTATGTTAGGTATTCGAAAGATCTCAGAGAATTTAGGATCTGTGGATGTAGAAAACAAACCACGTGATAAACGAGGACGTGGAGACTATCCTCTTACAGATAACCTATTAGATAGATGGCTTAACTCTTACCTGCCTGATGGGCGATCTATACAGAAGTTAGATAAGTCAGAACTCAATGCTCTTATTGCTAATGGATATATAGTAGCTGCAAGCTATGAAGGGTATCCAGGTTACTTCTTAGAGAACTCTTATACGTGTGTAGATAGAGGTAGTGACTTCGCACAAATCGAAAATAACAGGGTATGGAATAAGGCCGCTCGTATCATTAGAGCAACCCTACTACCCCGTGTAAAGAGTAAAGTAAAGAAAGATCCATCAACAGGATATATCGCTACTACAACTGTAGCGTATTGGGAAACGCTATTAAACAAAGCTTTAAATCAACTTATTATAGATGAGGATATCAGCGGATTTGACGTATATATTGATAGTAAACAAGTAGTCAATTCGACTGAACCTGTTAAGATCAAAGCGAGAATCGTAGCAGATGGCATCGTACACGAGTTTGAGGTAGCGTTAGGATTAACTAATAATTTATAAAAATGGCATTACCAACAATCATAAATAAGTTCGGAACCCTTCAAGGTTGGAACAATGTAACTGTAAATCTATTGGGTAGGGACTTAGAAGGTATCACCCAACTGGCTTACAGTGATAAAACAACTAAGGAAAACGTAAGAGGTGCTGGAGCATATCCAATCGGGCGATCAAGGGGGAACTATGAAGCTACTGCTTCTATTACTCTATTAAAAGAGGAAGTAGATGCATTACAGTTAAGTATAGGTCCAGGGAAAAGAATACAAGATATTGCTCCTTTTGACATTCCTGTTATCTATGAATTAGAGTCTGGAATGATCCGCACAGATATCTTGCATAACTGTGAGTTTACAGATAAAAGTATAGATGTCAAACAAGGTGATGGAACTATCGCAGTTCAGTTGCCACTAATCATATCACATATCACATGGGTTTAGAAAATAAAGAAAAGTTAGAAGTAGTAAAGCCATTTACTGAGAATGAAGTTGATCAACACGCTGGTAAAGTAGCAGGAAGACGAAACTTAAGAGAAGTTAGTATCATCACAGATGATGGCTATGAGTTTGTATATCTCATTAAAAAACCAACACGTTCAGTGATGGAGGCTATCACAGATAAGAAAAAAGACAATGATCTAAATGCAGTAGCTAAACTTATGCTTGGCTGTGTACTGGAAGGAGATCGAGAAGCTTTTGAACATGATGGGGCAATCTATGAAGAGTTACTCAAAGCAGTAGCTGCATTAATCTCTACTGCTGAAGGTCACTTAAAAAAGCTATAGCCAGCAACTGGATAAACCCTGAGGATGAAGCTGGCAACGAATTGCAAAAAATAAATGCAATCCTCAGGTATCACTATCGCATCGACCCTGATGAGTTAAGTGATCAGGAGTATGCACAGAAGTTTCAAGACTGGGTGTATGTGACAAGGGTAAAAAACGATACACAGATAGCACTACTAGAGAATACGCTACAAAAAGTGCTGTACAAGTTAACAAACGAAATATTCACAGCTCTAAATAGTAAATAGATGTCAGGTAATAGCACAAAAACAAGCTGGATATTAGAGTTAGTTGATAAAGTATCAACACCTATTAGAGATGTAGTTAACAATATAGACGCTGTAGAAAGGGCAACAACGGCTTCGTCTAGTTCAATAGATAATCAAAAGGGCAAAGTAAAAGAATTAGAAAAAGAGTATGGTGTTTTAAAAAAGGAAGCTCTTCTTGCTCAGTTAGAACTTAATAAAATAGCAAGAACAAGAGCTAAAACTACCAATGAAGAGGAGGTTAAAAAACTTACTGAACAGTTTGAATTAGCTAAAAAGAAAATAGAGGAATATGAGAAAAAAATTATCTCAATCCGAAATGAAATAGCTTTTACTATTTCAGAAATACACGCCCCTTTAGAACAAGTAAATCAGGAAGTAGTAAGAGGAACTACAAACTGGGGAGAACTAGCAATCGGAATTAATCAAGGAATTGAATTAATTCAAAAAGCAACTTCAGCATTAGACTTCGCTGTGAAAGGCAAAGAACTGGAGACACATGTGAGAAGGTTAACGGATCTGAGTAATGAGCAACTATTAGAATATGTTGCTAACTCAAATAAAATAGCAGATGTGTATAAAAAGGATGCTACAGATGTAGCTAATACAGTACATATCATGACAAAATCTCTAGGAGGCTCGTATCAATATAACTTTGATCTAATCGAGGAAGGTATCAAAAAGGGGGCTGATGTCAACAATGAGTTATTAAGCTCAATGAAGTCAAATGCTGGAGCATTTCAGCAAATGGGACTCTCTGCTAGAGATGCAATCGCTATTATGGCTAAATCAGCTAAAGATGGGTTATCTCCAAAAGATGCTTTAGACAGTATTAAAAAAGCTGGTAACTCTCTAATGGAAATGACATCTAAGCAAGAGAAAGCACTAGCAGGTATTGGGGTAAAGACTAAAGATCTTGTAGGTAAAACAAGTTGGGAAGCAGTTCAAATAGTATCTAATGCTATGAAAGGATTAGATACACAATCAAGAGCTACTGCAATGGCTCGGATATTCGGTACAGCTGGTAAGGAATCAGGTTTAGCCTTCGTGGAAGGTTTAGCTGATGAACTACCCAATCTAAATGATATGCCTGAAGTGGAAGAGGCAGCAAGTGGAATGAAAGGTTTCTTCTCAGATGTGAAAAGCTGGGGAGCAGATGCCTTCGGAACTGTAGCTGTATATGCACAACAGCTCTCACCTATGTTTCAGATGCTTGCAGGAGGTATCCCCTTAATACAGGCACTCAGTAAAGTAACTTGGTTGCAATCAATTGCGACTAAAGCATGGACAGCTGCACAATGGTTGTTAAATGTAGCGATGGATGCAAATCCATTAGGAGCAACTGTAGCCGCATTAGTCTTCTTAATAGGATTAGTTTATGCAGCAGTGGATAGCTTTGATACATGGGGATCAACAATCCTTTTCTTACTAGGGCCGATAGGTTGGTTAATAGAAGCTATCGTTTTAATTGGAAGGCATTGGGATAGCATCGTAGAAGCATTTGAATCTGATGGTATTGTTGGAGCTTTAAAGCGAATAGGTTTAGTCCTACTCGATGTGCTTATGCATCCTATTCAAAAAGTGTTAGGATGGGTAGCAGAACTGACAGGATGGGAATGGGCAAAAGATGCAGCTAATACAGTAGAAGAATTTAGACGAAAAAACGATCTGATCACTCCTGAAGAAAAAGGAGAAAAAAAGGAAGAAAAGAAAGAGCCCAGTGTAAATGACTTTCTGCAAAGTAATGCAGAACGTCTAAAGTATTCGCCTACTGAGGATGCAAAAAACAAAAACAAGAAAGGGAAAGAAGGCAATGGACTGAATGTAGGATCAGGAAGTAATGGAGTTAAATCCATTACGATGAATCTAACAGTCAATAATACATTTGGTGTAAACAGAGATACTAATATAAGAGATATAGCAGATAAAGTAACAGGATATGTGAATGATCAGCTAAGAGATGCACTAATAAATATAGGATAAAATGGATGCAAGATTTGGGGTAGCTCCCTTATTAAAAGCTGCGTTTGGAGTTAACACTCCAATCTTTATACCATGGGCATTTCAAAAGAAATTACCACCTAAATTGAAATTCGACGATGTAGAATTCAACATTATAGAAGAATCAGATCGTAAGAGTTGGATGGGGACTCCTATAATGTTCTCAGGATCATTCTTAGGAGAAAACTATAATGTATATGATAAGAAGACAGGAGAATTAGAAAAAGTAAGTATGTCCAATTTTGATTTACCTGCTGCAACTGTATTCCAATTTCGTAGAGCTAAGAACCTTGTAAGAACAAATGTCAGTGGAGCAAATGGAACCGTAAAGGAACTATACGGCTTTGATGACTGGGTAATTGATGTGAAAGGACTCATTTTAGATGAACCCAATCAAACTGCTAAGGAACAATTAGAAGAGCTAATCAAATGGCAAGAATTAGCTGACTCTATATCAGTATCAGGTGATCTATTCGAAACATTAAATATAGAAAGAGTTTGTATTAATGAGTTTGAATTTAATATTCCACAAGGAACACCAGGAGTTATTGCTTATACAATGACTATGTTGAGTGATGATCCTTTAGAGTTTTAGTCTATGTTATTAGTTATGCAATGTAAGATTGTATTTCCTGCTACAGATAAAAGAAAAAGAGAAATAGTACTTCATAAAGTAAGTGGTATGACCTTCGAGAGTAGTTATAAGGAAATCGTATCAAGAGGAGAACTTACTCTACCTCGTAATATCAAGCCGTTTGAGAATAACTCAATTAGGAAGATGTTTAGCAAAGGAGATCCAGTAATCATATCATTCGGTTATGGCTATGAAGTAAAAGAAGAGTTTAGGGGTTATCTCTCAGAGATATCAGCAGATATCCCTGTAGTGCTAAAGTTCGAAGATGAGATGTTTAAGATTAATAAGCTTCCTGTTAACTTTTCTTCTCCTAATATATCCTTAGAAAACCTTCTAAAAAAGATTATCCCTGGTTATACCATAGAGGTGCTGGATGGTGTGGAACTTGGGGCTGTACGGCTATCAGATACACAAGTAGGCCCCGTACTGGATAAGCTGAAACAAAGTTGGGGATTTATGACCTACTTTAAGGATGGTAAAGTCATTTGTGGTAAGTATGTAGCCACAGAGACTGATACTCCTGAAGCTAAATTTGACCTTGAGAGAACGTGTGTATCTACTGCTCTTAATTATAAGAAGAAAGAAGATGTACTAGTGCGAATCAAGTGTGTTAGTACCCTTAAAAATGGTAAGAAATTAGAAGTTGAAATTGGTGATAAAGATTTGAATGCTGATGTTTTGAAATTGCCGTTTATGCATGTAACAGTCAAAGCAGAATTAGAGAAACAAGGAAAACTTGCTTATAACAAGTATAAACAAGATCGCTTCGATGGTTCATTCACAGCCTTTGGAATTCCTTCTGTGAGACATGGTATGAAAAGTTCTCTAACTAGTCAGCAGTTTCCTGATCGTGAGGGGAAATACTACATCGAGAAGGTAACAAAAACATTCGATGATGGAGGAATCAGACAAGAAATTAGTTTAGGGGCTAGAGTTGTTCCAAAAGAAGAAAAAGAATAGTATGGGAAATGTATCAGAATTTTCAAATTTAATCGCTCAGCGAGTTAAGGAAGGACAAGAGGTACAAACAGCTTGGGTAACTGTAAAGGAGGTCAATTGGGAAGAAAAGACCATGACTTGTACTGGAGTTGTTGATGATCTTGATTATTATGATACTATACTTGGACTGGGTAGTGAGGTAAAAAAGCCAGCAGTAGGATCTACTGCTCTTATTGGTATTATCTCTAATAATTCAGGAAGTACCTTTTTGATTTCCTCTGAAGATATAGAGGAAATAGAATATAAGGCTGGAGAAGCAATACTGAATATCAAACAAGAAGGGTTTACAATCATTAGTGGTTCTGAGTCGCTTAAACAGTGTTTAAACGATATGATAGATGAACTTAACAAGATAATAGTTATTCAGGGTACTACGATAAATGTAGCTGCTATGAATGCGATTAAAGAGCGTTTAAACACTGTTTTAATAGAATAAATATGGCAATAGATAAAGCAACATTAACAAGTTTACTACAACAGGCATTTGATAAAACAAGTGATGTGATAGTAGATCCTGCACAGGCAAGAAAACAGTTAGCTATAGATATCGCTAATGCTGTAGACTCTTATGTAATTGGTCGTGAAACTGTAGTGACAGGTACTTCTGTGAGTGGAGGTGCTGTAACTGGTAAAGGTATTATACAATAATGGCTACAAAAGGAATACTACTTGACTCTACTGGAGATCTACTTATCAAAGATAAGCAGATGGTAGTGGGTGACTCTGAAATGCAAGAGGTTGGAGTTATCCTGATGATGAACCAGGGCGAACAAAAGTTCGAACCTTATCTAGGGGCTAACCTAATAAACTTAGTAGGTACCAAGGTCAAACACTTCGAGCTAAGTAGCCGTATCAAAACACAGATGACTTTAGATAACAAGAGATACGAGGATATTAAAGAAAAAATACAAACAACAATAAAATGACAGAGGTTTACTTAGTTATATCTGGTGCACTTGGAGCTTTTCTTACAGCACTCATCCAATGGATATTCAATAAGAAAGGACAGAAAGAAGATGTTAGAACAAAAGCGATAGACAATGAAGTGAAACTGGCAGATTATTATAAACAGATGCTGGATGATCTACAAGCTAGATATGAATCAAAGTTTAATGATGTCGTGAAACTCTATGAAAGTAAAGAGAAAATATTACGAGATGAAATCACTTTACTTAATCGAAAAATAAAGGACTTGAAGACTGAAAACTTAGCTCTTCGAAGACGATTAAAAGAACTAGGAGATGAAACGAAAAACAGTAGTAATTAGCAATCAATCTTTGTTAGATGTGGCTTTAGTAGAATATGGTTCTGTACTAGCTGTTTTTGATTTAGCCTTAAACAATAATCTGAGTATAACTGATACTGTGCCTGCTGGTACTGAACTTAAACTAATTGCAACCGATGAGATGGATGTAAATGTGCAGGACTACTGTATAAGAAAGTCGTTAAACATCGCTACAATGAGTGAATTAGACGAGAGTATGAGAGGTTTTGACTTCATACTAGCTAACTTAATACCTAATATCTAATGGCAAGAAGTACTGAAGAAATAAAAGATAGTATGACTACTGAGTTTATCAGTAATGAGACTATTATAGATAAATACGATTTAGATCCAAACAAGAACTTTGAACAGCAGTTTAGTAAGGTGTCTTTAGAGAACATCTTATTTGACTTGATGTCATTTGTGATTGTTTACTTAGAGAAGCTGTTTGATTTGTTTCGAAAAGAAGTTGATGCTGATATCGCTAAATCTCGTGTACACACTCAAAAGTGGTATAGAGAGAAGGCTCTTGCATTTATGTATGGATATACTCTTAGTGAATCAGATATCTATGATGTGGAAGGGTTAAATGATGATCAGATAAAGAAGGCTAAAATCATAGCGAATGCAGCTGCACAGAAAGAAACTACTGGAGGACGTGGAATACTTCGCTTGAAGGTAGTTAAACTTAAAGGTGATCAGTTAGTTCCGTTAGATGCTAAAGAACTAAGTGCATTTACAAGCTATATGAATCTAGTAGGTGATGCAGGTACATACGTGCTCCCTACTACAGATATCGGTGATGATCTTAAGTTAGAATTAGACTTGCATTATGATCCACTTATACTTGACTCTACAGGTGCTAGATTAGATGGTACCAATAACGAACCAGTAACTACTGCAATCACTCAATACCTTAAAAGTATAGAGTTTAATGGGGAGTTTATCAAGTCTGAACTATCAGATGTAATTCGCCGTGTAGAGGGTATAAAATATGTGAATATTAAAGGAGCTTGGACAAAGTATGCTAATTACAGTTATACTACAACTGACATTGTAAACGCTGGTATAGTAGATGAAATTAGACGTCCTGATGCTGGATACTTGATATTAGATATTGAAGAAACAAAGTATAAATATATTGCTCGTGAATAACATTTATAGATTTGATTTTAAACGGTTCATCAAATTGTTTATTCCGATAGCGTATCGCAATAAAACAATACTGGAGCTATTTGGTTGTTTCTTGTTTCCTATAAAACAGCTTCATCAACGCTTTGTGAATTATCGCAAAGAGGTTATTCAAAAGATGAGTTACAATTCTCAAGTAGTCTATATGCAGAAAATGCTGAATGATTACTTTGATCCGTTTTTAAGACGTATACGAATTGAAAACAACTCCATAGATGATAGAGTGCTGTTCTATACAGAACCTCGAAATAAACCAGTGTACTTCGGTACTCAAAGATTCTTTTCGGATAGATGGCAGAGGAACTATGACTTCTTAGTCATAATTCCAAAGGATGTCATCTTAAATGATAAAGAGAAAACACAAATGAAAAACTTAATAGAGTACTATAAACTGTACTCTAAAAACTATGAAATAAAGTATGTCACAACATAAGTCATTAACGATACAGTCAGAAGGGTTTCCAGCCACAATAGAAACATGGAACGTCTTAAACGATAGTGTACAACACGCTTTAGGTGTTACTGCTAATATCATCGGATCTAATGTAATCCTAAAAGGATGTGATCAGTACAATCAAGGTAATGAAACCTATGTAACTGATGGTCTTATCACAATAGATAAGCAGATCTATTCATTTAAAGGAGGCAAGAAAACTCAGGGTGTTACCCTTATTATAGAAAAGACACAAGCTGTCTATGATACTAACTCAGGTAATGCTAAGGAGATGCTTCCAGTATATGAGTTTACATACGCTAGTAATGGCGGTTCAGGACAGAGTATTATTCCGTGGGATAGTTTTGTGAGGGTTAGTGATTTGAAGCAAATAACATCTGACTTAAAAGAATTTAGACAAGTTCAAAGTGATGTATTGTATTTGAATTCTAATAAGGTTCTTGCAAAAGGTTCTTTTGTTTTTGTTGTTAATAAAGAACAACAAACATTTGTAAGAGAATTTGAAAACGAAGTAGATTATGACTTTAAGGTGTTTTTCTCTCTGACTTATGCAGGAGGAACGCTGCATGATGAACTGGAGCTTCCTAATGTATTCTGTATTTCTAAAACATCTACTTATGTACAGTTTGAAGTAAGAGGAAAAGTACCATCAATACCTATACACATGAGTTATACACTAGATTGGTTCATATTAAAAGAATAAGAAAAATGATACAACCGCTAAAAATTCAAAAAAAATACGACAACGATGATAAGTTAGCACAGATCATCCGTGAAAATATACCTGCTAATCAGTTTACTAGTGCTGATGATATCAATGCTATATTAGCTAAGATCAACGAAATGGTACCTGCTATTAATGTCAGTAATGGAGGGTTCCAGGGGACGTTAACTATTAATGAAAAACGCGTGGATTCAGGATTTTATATTCCTCAAGAAGATGGTGTGTATATCAATGCTGATAATATTGTGGTTGATCGTGGTCAAGGGGTGAACTTCGTGACTTATGATGGTGATAAGTGGGAAGTGGCTGTGGTTCCTCTTTTAGCTGATGGGCAGATTGAGGAGGGGAATATGGGGTTTGTATCAGGTGGGGAAATATATAGTAATATAACTAGTAATATAACTAGAAAATCTAATAACATTGTTAGTGCAGAAGGGTTAATAAAATACAATTCAAGTGTATTTGAAAATGTTATTGATTCAGAAATTGTAATGAATAATTCTTATGTTGGTAAACTCGAGTTTTATCAAACAAATTATTTATTTAGTGGTTTTGGCTGTTTTTTTAAAAAACCTGCACCTTTTGATGTTTTAAAATTATGGTTAATTGAAAACTCAAGATCAGATTACAAGGTAAAAAAAATAGGCTATAGAATCTGTATTGGAGATGAAAAAGGACGTGTTTTAAGTCAAGGTACCCAAGATATTGAATTAAAAAAAGGAATGGTTGAGGAAATTACAATACTCTTAGAATCTATTATAGAATATAAAGGAGATGATAATTTGTGGGTAGAATTTTATACAGATGGAATAGTTGGACTATGTTATGGGAATAAAGGAGTTGCTTCACAAAAACTAAAATACACAGTTAATGGGGTATTCAAAGATTTTAGTCAAAATGGTGTGCAACAGCTTACACGAGAAACAATAGATGGTATTGGTTTGACATTTTCATTATTTAATAAATTTGATGCTATTCCTAATGAAAATTTTAAAAATGATATTATAAGCCCTTCATTAATCTTTGATAAAAACAATAAAAAAGACATTGTTCCAGCATCTACAATAGAAGAGTATTATAGAATTGATTCTATAAGAGAAGTTAAAACTCTAATTCCTCCTATTGAAGGTATAATATATAAAGGGAAAGACTATGATAGATCTACATTTTGTGGATGGGGACAACCAATACATAAACTAGGTTCATTTAATTCATTTAAAATAATCATAGATAATTGGAATGTAGTTTTTCCTATTTCAAGGGTTGGTTTTAGAATATGTGTTGGTGATGAAAGAGGAAGTGTTCTAGCTTATGGAGAAAAAAATGTTAGTGTTGTAGGTAAAAAAGAAGAAATAGAATTTCTATTCAATTTAGTTGAATATACAGGAGATGATAATTTATGGGTAGAATTTTATACAGATGGAGCCTGTTCATTTCCTTTGGCTATTGAGAGTGATATTCCAAGGGTGTTAAGATATAAAGTGTATACACAACCTTTTGGTGATTTTTCAAAAGGCAGTACATTAGTTGTTAATGATCCAAATTATAAACAGTTTTATTACCAATTAGGTGTTTTAGAAAAAGAAGTTAAATCCACTCCATCTTTTGCTAACTCAGTTTTAGAATTTTCAAAAAACAATTATTTCAAAGAACCATCAGTTTTGTTGAATTCAAAAGTGTTTATTTATCCTGGTCATGATTATAATATTTACAATAAGAATGTAGTTGTTCCTGAATATGGAGATAATTTACATAATTATCGTCTAGACTTCAATGGAAATTTAGGCGTGCAATTCTTAAGGCAATATAGACTTCAGAAAGCTGTAAGTAACACTATATCTAGAATAACATTAGATGTGTTACATGGTCGTAATATAATATCTACACATGAGCAAGAGATTATTATAGCCAATATTAACGCAGGTGAAGGAATAGTGAGAAATATCTTAGGTGTTGGTGATAGTACTTTAAATGCAGGTACAATTACTAAACGTATAAGAGAAGTATTTAACACAGATGTTATGAGCGTTAATTTTTTAGGCACAAGAGGCAATGTTGGTGAAAAACATGAAGGTCGAGGGGGGTGGACTATTTCAGATTACTATGGTATAGGACGTAAATTCTATGTAGTACCAGTTTCAGGTATAGTTACGAGTCCATCTATTGGTAGTGTATATAAACAAGTTGCAGGGAATAATTTTACAGTGACAGAGGTAAATGTTACTAATGGAGAAGGCTATGTATCATTATCTATGGTTAGTGGTTCTGCTGACTTAACAAAGAATGGTACTCTTACTAAAATTTCTGGAAATGGAGATAATACTATTAATTATTCTGATTCTGAAATAACAAGTCAAAATCCATTTTATAACCCAGCGATAGGCAAGTTTGATTTAGCTTATTATTTAAAATCGACAAAACAAGTTCTAAATGATAGTGATTTTGTTTTTTTTCAACTTGGGATAAATGACGTTTTTGGAATTACGACATTAGAAAGAGCTTCAAGTAAGGTGTCAGAAATGGCGATGCAAATGGATTATATTATATCTAATATTCATGATTATAATTCGGCTATAAGGGTTGGTATTATTGTGACGTTTCCTCCAGCTAATCAGGACGCTTTTGGATTCTCTTATTCTTTAGGGCAAACATCAGAAATGTACACTAAAACAGGACTTATAACTTGGCAGAAATATTTGTTAGAAAAATTTGACAATGAGTTAAGTAGAAATAATAATATATACTTAGTAGCAGCGCATTTGAATTTAGATACAGATTATAACTATCCTGTTTCTGAAATGGGAGTGAATTCTCATAATCAAACAGACAGAATAATTATGCAAGCTAACGGTGTCCATCCTTCTGCAGATGGATATTATCAAATAGCAGATATGTGGTGTGGATTAATCAAACATTTAATTTAAAGTCATAAAAAATAATTACTTTTGTTTAAATTTTTTCAAATGGCTAAGTATTTAAATGATCTATTAGAACATGCTACTTCACAAGGATATAAATCAAATGTAATTAAACCTTTAGTAGGTATATTAATTGTTTTTTTATGTGGACTAATAGCTGCTTCTTATTTTAATACAGATAAAATAATACTTTATGTATTAGTTGTACTTACAGGTATTTGTGGTTTAATGGTTTTAGTAGCTTATTTTTATTGTTTAATTAATAATCCTGATTTGTTAAGATCAGAGAGATATAACATTGAAAAAACAGCGATTGAGAAGGTGTCTTTTACAGGAGATAGTTCTTCTAGATCTAAACTTAAAATTAATATGCCTAGCACAGATTATGTTATTATTGAAGGTAAAGGGCAATCTAAAGAAGAAAGTATAAATGAGTAA